CGCAGTTCCGTTGCCCGTGCCTGAAGCTCTTGTTCAACTGCTGACGGCACGCGGGCCGCTATCTCTGGCAATGCCCCGATGGTGTTCTCTGCACCGTCCAGCAGTGGAGTCCATGCCATCTCCAGGGCCTCAGTCCCCCCGCTTGCGATGTAGTTCCAGATCCCATCCATCGCCGACGCGATGTTTGACCCCATGTTCTGAAACGCGGTGCCGACGAAGTTTACCGCCGTCGTCCACACGTTCTGCCAGTTATCTAGGAACCAGTTGAAGTACGCGGGAACCTCGACCATGAAGAATTGCTGAGTCGCTCCGGCCATCTGCCGCAGTGCCAGTTCGATCTCCAGCATCGCCACTTCGCCGATGGTCCCGATGTTGGCAATCGCGGTTGCTACCACCATGAACGCATCGCGCACGAACATGATCGCCGGGCCAACGTTATCGGTGAGGACAGAGGTCAGCGTGGTGAATGCTCCTTGAATCGCCTCGGTGTTTCGCTGGAACATGCCCAGCACCTCGACGGCAATCGTCTGGAGCGTCGGCATCAACGCACCGCCGAGCATCTCCATGATGTCGCCGATGACATTGCCCAAGATCGTGAACGGGTCAGCGACCGCACGAGCAGCCCCGCCGAATTCGTTCTGCAACTCTTGCAGGATGATCGCCTGAGCCCCGGCCAAGTCGCCGCTGGTTTGCAGTTGCTTGATCTGTTTCTGTTGTTCTTCCGAGAACGAGACCCCGACCTTGCGCAGTGCAGTTACACCTCGCACAGGATCATTGAGAGCCTTGCCCACCTGCACGATGGACGAGTTTAGGTCTTGCCCCATCACCGCCGACAGGTCTTGAGCAGCAACAATCGCCGACTGGAACGTGTCGCCCCTGATCTGGGTGAACGTCGCGAGGAGCGCAGCCGCGTTGATGGTCGCGTCGTCCTCGAAGTTCGTGAGGAGTTGCAGGTCACCCGCCATCTTGCGGATTTCTTCGCCGGTGACGCCTGCTGCGCCACCAGTCGCCGCAAGAACCGCGTCGAGTTTTTTCCCCGCCTTCTCGCTGTCCCGGAACGCGGACACGCCACGGACTGCCACCGCACCCATGCCAGCAGCCACACCAGCAACGGCAATGCCTGCCGGGATGATGGCGGAACTGAACGATCCCGCAAAGGCAGAGATACGACTCGTGGCAGCCGATGCGAAGCTCTTGATCTGTGACTGGGCCTGCTGCATGGGCAGCGTAAAGCCCTGCACGTTGGCCACCACATTCGCCACCAGGTTGCCGATGACGGCCATTTATTCGGTCCTCAATCGAGACATGCCACGGGCCACTTCGTCTGGACTCATCGCCTTCGCCTTGGGTGCATTCGCGGGAGACATTGCCGCCAACAGCTTGCCGGTATCCACCTTCGCCCCCATCGATGACGCGATGACAGACGCAGACACAGCCGCCCGCCGATCCTCGCGGGACTCCCCAAATCCTTCGAGTTGGTGGAACGCCTGCAAGACAGTGACCTGCCGTGGGGTCAACTCGTCAAGCAACTCCTCCCACCTGGCTAACCGACGATCCGCCGCCGCAAGTCGCATGACCCACAGCACCAGATCGTCGGCAGCTAGTTTTTTGCGGCCTTCTCCACACTGCCGGGGGCCGACACCTTGAGCACCGCGTCGGCGATCTCCTTGACCACATCCACGGGAATGTCTCCGATGGCGTCGTCGTCAGCCGCGAACACCTGCACGCCGGACTCATCCACGACACAGGTCGAGACGAGGTAACGCAAGCTGCTCTGCTCGTTGGCCTTGGCAGCCTCATCGAATGCGAGAGCCTCGCGGATCGTCAGCGACCGCACATAGACCGCTTCACCGTTGATCTCGACCCGCTTGGGCACTCGCTTCAACAACGCCTTCCTACTCATCATCATCACCGCTTGTTGGCATCTGGTCCCAGTTAGGACCGGGCTTGTAAGTTCCATCGGGCAGGTATCCGAGGATGATCCCCGCGTCGAACAAGGGGAAGTCGTCGGGATGAATGCCCGCATTGAGTCGAGCGTAGGCGTGCTGCGCCTTGGCAAACTCGGAAGCGGACATTGAAGCCCGCTGCTTGCACTCGTCATCCACCGCTTCGGCAATCCCCATGCGAACCAGCATGAACGAATCAGGCCGGTCGAGGACTGCGCCATGTTTCCAAAATGTCACGGGCCGCCTCTGGCCGTTGCGCAGAATCACCCGCTCGACCGTCTGGGCCTTCTCCTCTTCGGACAGGACCGCAGACGGTGAGACTTCAATGTCATCTCGCAGTAGCTTGGCTTTCATTAGGTAGGCCAGCCCGGGTCGCCAGTGACGGTGTAAGTGACGCTCGCCTTCAGGCCGTCGCCCATGTCAACGGTGACGCCGAATTGCACACCAGCCGAAGTGAAGCCCTGGTTCGTCGCCGCAGTGTCGGCATAGATGAGCTTCATCGCGTTGGTCGCAGGCGTGGTCACAAGATCGGTGATTGACTGGTGGCCTGCCAACGCGGGATCGTAGAACAACTCTGCCGACACCTCGCCTGGGTTGCTGTATCCCGTGGGAGCAAACGTCTTGAACACAGACCCGTCGAGTGTCGTAGACTCGAAGGTCTCCGAGCCGCTGCCGCTGTGCTCGATGCTGAGCACCTGGGCGATGTCCACGAGTGAAGCCGACACCGTGTGTTGCAGCTTAGTTCCCTTGCACTTGACGATGGCCACAAGCCACCTCCTTTCATGTGTGCTGGATGCGGAAAGACAACGAACGAACGTAATGCCGCTGATCGCGGCCATCCCCGAGTGTCACGATGTCATCGAGCGTGCTGTCGTGGAGCACCGCGTTAATTGTGTCGCTCGCCCCGGCTGCCCCGACGTAATCACGCAGGAACACCTCAACCGCGTTGCTCAATGCGATTGCCCCGGGCCGACTGGTCGCGTAACTGTCGATGTCGATCTCTGACAGACGCAGCGTGCCGCCTGTGCCGTCGAGTCGCTTGTATGGGTCGTGGCCTGTCTGCGTGATGACGATGAACGGAGGCTTGACCCCCTCGGCTGCGTTGTCGAGGAAGACAGCAGGGAACGACACACCGCCGACAATCTGTGCAGGTGCGAGCGTCGTGATAGAAGACTGAGCGAGGAGCAGTGTGCGGAGACCGGTTTCAATTGCCACTCTTAGCCAACTCCTTCGCAGCGATCTTCTCCAAGCCCGCTTTCAATTCATGCCGGAATACATTGATGAATTCCGACTTCGAACCGTTCCACCCGTTGATCACTGCGTCGGGAATCATCTTCTGCATTGCACCAGTAGACCGCTTCGGCTTCTTGCTGGACCGGCTCTTCGTGCCAAGCACTGGCCAGTGGATGTTGTTGACGCTGATGCCGACGCCCTTGAACTTGATGCTCCCGTCCTTGGACTTGTAGGTGTTGTTGCCCGACCGCCTGGCCTTCGTATTGCTCTCTGTTTTCTTGCCGACGCCAAGCCCCACCTTGGATTGCCACTCCTTGTCGCGAATCTTCAGGCCGACGAAGATCCCAACCATCCGCTTCGCCCACTTCGTGCTTACGGGCACTTGCGCCTTGATCGCTCGACGTGTTACTTGGCTTGCCTTCTTTAGTGATTTTTCAGTGGTCTTCGATTGAATCGTGTGCTTCAACGCCGTCAGGCTGGCGATCAACTCATCGCTTCCGAGCAACTCGATAGCCGCTTGCCGACTGGCACCGGCTCGCATCTGCGCCAGTGCCTTCTTGTTGGCCTTGCCCCGGGCGACAATCTCGGCCTTCGTGGGCTTGGCACCAGCCCCCCACCAGTTAGCCATCGGTCGGCACCTCGATAGCTTGGAATCGCACCATCTCGCCGCCCTCGTCCACATCCAGCGGCGGAGACGCAATCGACAGCACACGCGAGCCGAGACGTAGCCGCTGCTTCGGGGTGAACGCCTTCGACTCTGGGTCCGCCCTCATCGTCACTTGATGCGTAATGTCCGCCGCAACCTCGACGCCGCGAAAGAACTCGCGACTTCCTCGGGTGATGAGTTCGCACCACCGAGAACAGAACGTCTGCCAGTTCGCATCGCTCGTCTCGTCGAGTTGTCCCGCCGCGTTGACGGTCCCGACCAGTCGCTGCACCTCGACACGGTTATGCAGTTTGCCCGCCCTCATGCGTAGTCCCCCCACTTCAGGCGACCAGCGAGAGCAGCGTAGCTAAGGTCGATCTCCTTCGAGATGGTCCCGACGATTACGGTCTCGGCGTTCTCGTACCAATGCGCGGCCAGCATCCTGATAGCCTGCTTCGCATCCTCGGGCACAGCCGACGCAGCACCGTAGCCCACGACTGCGGTCAACTCGACAGCGTTGAACCGCTCGTAGGTCGTCGGCCAGGTCTTGCCAAACGCGGGCCGAATAAGGGCGGGCTCCGCGTAAAGATCGCTCTCGTATTCAGTCGATGCGAGAGTCTGTTGTACGTTGAGTGAGTCGTAATAGGTGATCGACGTGATTGACTGCACGGGGGCAACGGGCAGCACG